TTTACCGTCGATCAGTTTGCTCGCGTCCTGGGCGAGGACGTAGCGGCCGAAAGCCTCGGGCTCCGGCTCGATCTCAGCGATGGCGCTGATCAGGATGCGGTCTGCGCCGATCCAGGCGAGGGCAGCGCCGGGCTTGCCTGGGGTCGCAGAGGATGGGCGGCGGTCGAGCTTCTGCGTCTTGGCCTTTGTCCCGCGCGCCTTGCAGGCCTTGAGGATCGCGGCGTTCGGGGTGCTGACGATGATCTCCTCGGCGACCCAACCGTCAGGGTCGTGCATCGCGCCGATCAGGGTGCCGTCAGTGGCGACGAGCAAAACGCCCTTCTCGTGGTGCGGGGTGATGCAGATGCCGTTGAGGTAGTAGCGGGTGTCATTCTTGGCGGCGAAGCAGGCAATCGCGGCCAGGTACAGTGGGTTCACGCGGGCGATGTAGGTCACTTCCTTTCCCTTGGCGCCACGTGGCGCAGTTGTTGGCAGGTTGGGCGGCCGGAGCCGCCCGGGCTGGTTACTTGGTCAGCGCGTCGCCAAGGGCCTGGGTGCTGCCCTTGAAGTCAACATCCGGCAGGATCGTCTGCGGCTTGAAGATCACGCGGTAGTGGTAGACAGACACATCGGCGCTATCCAGCTGCTCGCTGAAGAACGACACGTTGTCCGACAGGCCCAGCGTGTGCTTCTTGTACTGGTTCTCGCCGAGCTTGCAGGTGACCGCGACCTTCTGGCCACCGGACTCGACCTCGAACGAACAACGGCCTTCGATGGACAGCAGATAGCTGTCGGTGATGCCGTTGAAGAACACGATCCGGCGGTTGATCTCGAAGTTGTCAGCAGCGCGGGACAGGTTCTGCGAGGCGACGCGGGCGTCATTGTCACAGCCAGCAAGGGCGCCCAGCAGGGCGAGCGCGACGATCATCTTGGATTTGAGCAATTTCCTTTCCTCTTGAGTGCCAGGCAGCGGGCTGGCTCCGGTACTGGAAAAGCCCCAGTTAAGGGGCTTGGTAATCAGCCGGCGTAAACCAGCTTGTTGTCCATGGCGTTGTCGATCTGCTCTCGGGCGTTCGCGCCTTCAGCGATGTAGTAGCCGGTGCCATCTTCAAGTCCGGCGTCTTCGGCGGCGCACATGCCGAACCACAACCGCAGATAGCCGTCGTCGAATTCGGGCTGCTTGGCCAGCACCCAGTCCAGGCGCTCTGTGTCTGTGCGGGGCATCCTCATTCCCCCTGATTAACGAATGCTTTGACGGCGGCATCCAGGGTTGCGAACGAGCGTTTACCGAAACGCCAAGGTCGGCTATTGAGCGAACGATAATCAGCGGTCCACTTCTGGTAGCGGATGTCGCAGCGGCCGCAGGTTCCGACATAGGAAATCTCGGCGCCAGCAACGGTAGTGGTTTTTCCTACGGCGCCCCGTTTAGTCGCTTGTACGGTAATCATCGTCTTGCCCTCCCGGGTTTTGTTCGTTCTGATGGCGCAATTATGCGTCCGTTACTCAAATTTGAGCAAGCGGACGCTTAGATTGATTTGGAATATCAGAACAACGGCGCCGTCGCTGGGCGGCTATATCAGAACGGGATCTCGCCCAGGCAGCGGCTACCATCCGGCTCGCGACCGGTCCCGCCGCAGCAGACACAGTCCTCTTGCCAGCAGATCCGCTCATCAGGGCCAGGGATCGGGGCGACCAGGCCGGCTGGCGGTGGTGGCAACTCGTCCGCCTCGTCGAAGGGCTCCGGGTTCGCAACCGCATCCACCGCGTCGCGCACCTCCTGCGCCAGCGACTCGTGGTTCGATGGGAAGTCGACGTCCTCGCCCTCGGGGTTGATCAGCTCGACGCTACTGCCCTCGAACTCCACCGACACGCGGATCAGCCAGCCTGCGGGCAGGTGCTGGGCGGCGTACTCGATGTTGCGGCGCATGGCGGCTTCGTCCTCCAGCTCGTCCACCCGGGCGCACTGCTCCTCCCATGCCACGGTCGCGCCGGTGACAGCGTTCTTGGCCTGGGTCACCAGGCTGATCAGCGTTTCGCCGTCCTCCTCCAGCTCCGGTGTCAGCTCGACGATGGCGCAGAGGCGTTCGCGTTCGGACTGAAGGCGCTCGACCTCGGCTTCCAGGGCGGTCACGCTGTCGCGGTAGTCATCCTCCAGCACCACATCGCGCCGTACCGGGCCCAGGCACCCGGGCAGGAAGACGTTGGCCTGGTGCACGCGCACCGGTGCGGCAACCCGCTGGGTATCGGCGCTGGTGTTGCTGTAGCGGACGTTGGTCTCCACCAGCACAGAGACGCGGCACCCGCCGTGGGGCTTGCACATGCCTGGTGTCTGGCAGGCGGTCATGGTCTTACGGCAAATTAGGTCGCTCACTTTTTCAGGATCTCATCAGGGTCAAGGTTGAAGCGCCGGCAGAGCGCGATGGCGACTCCGGAGCCGGTGCCGAAGACATTCCGCACCAGGGACCAGCGCTGCAGTAGGTTGCGCTTGCTGCCGTGCACGTTGCGGACGGCGCGCCAGACCAGCTCGCCCTCGGTGAACTCGCAGCCGGACAGCATGATCTTGCGGCCACGGGCGTTGATGTTGCGCAGCTCCTCCTTCAGGGCATCGCGCTCGGCCTCGACAGCCAGCAGCGCTTCGGTCAGCTGCGCGTTGGTGGCGCGCTCGGCGTCCAGATCGGCCTGGGCCTGGGTCTGATCCTTCAGCTCGCGGCTCAGCAGGTTGGCCTGGGCCTCGAACGACGCGGCCAGCGTGCGCAGGGCCATGAACTGGCGGCGCAGGCCTTCGTAGGTTTCGTGTGGCTTGGCGGTGGCGATGGTCATGGCAGGCGTTCTCCTACCTTGATCGCGCATGCGCAGATCGCTTCCCGGTACACATCATCGAGGTCGCGGCCTTTTACCTGGATGGATGGGCTGTTGATCCAGAAGCCGTCAGCGGTGCGGTGCTGCGCATAGACGCTACCGCTCGCGTGCTCGATGTTCATCTTCAGCGCGGTCAAGACGCCGAAGGCATCGCCAGATACACGGCGCGGGCTCCACTTCAGGCCGTATGCCCAGACGCCGCCACCCTTCGCGATCATCAGGTCGTCTTCGTGGATGCCGACGGCCTTCGCGATCAGCTCGATTTGCCGACCAATAAGCCCCTGGTGCTCAAGTCGAGCTTGATCGAATTCGGCTTCCAGCTTGATGGCTTGCTCAGCGCGCTGCTGTTCGAGGCGTTCTTGCCAGGTGAGGTCAGCCACGGGTCAGCTCCTCCGGCACCTGCACGGCACCGCCGAGCTTGGCCAGCACCACGGCGCGGCAGAGGGCGATGAGGGGTGTTGGGCCGGCGGCGTCGGGGTCGTTGGACTCGTAGCAGCTCAGCGAAATCCAGGCTCCCCACCCAGCTCCGCGGTAGACACGCTCTATGCCGACGCCGTGCTTCTCGATCAGCGGGCCGCCGATCTCCCAGTCCTCGTCCGGGCAGTAGCTGCCGTGGTTATCGGTCCAGATATTGCCGAACGAGCCGTCTTCGCGGAAGCACCAGGCCAGCTGATCGCCCAGGCCCTCGGCAACGGCCACGGCGTAGGCCAGGGCTGGGCCGGTCAGGTTGGCGGCCGGTACGGTGACCATGGGCTGCGCGATCGGAGCGCTCAGCTCATGCTCGCGGATGCCACCTTCAGTCCCGCCCGGCAGAGCGACGGTATAGTCGGGCTCGCCGTCGTTGAACGCGTCGACGTCAACGATAGTCGTGTTGCGGCCACGGTAGCTGATTGGGTCGCCTTTCTTGAATTTTGGGGTGGCCGCTTCTGCAGGCTGCTCTGGCTCAGGAGCTGGACCAACGTCCGGAATTCCATGGCGTAGGAGGTTCCCGGCCAGGTCGAGCACGATGGCAAACGGCTTGCTGCTGGCCTCGATCGCGGCGCGACGCTGGTCCGACGTGAGGGTCGGCATGCCTTGGGCGAAGCGCGGGGCCAGGGCGGCGGCAACCTGCTGCAGGTACTTGGTGCTGCTTTGGGTTGGGTCCGCCATGATCACCGCGTCGACCTCGGGGCGGCGGAAGTCGGTCAGCAGCACTCCCACGTTGGTCAGCACCAGCAGGTCACCGAACTGAAAGCGTTCGATGTTGGCGGTGCGCTCTGCATTGTTCTGGCCGCCCAGGACTGCTGCGGCAGGGATACCGCTCGCATTGAAAGCAGCGGCTACGGCCTCGGCGTGCATTACAGTCGCGCAGTAGACAACGGCCTTCTTGCCGGCGCAGTGGCTGCTGTAGGCGGCGACGATGTTGTGACCGATGCCGGTGAAGCTGGTGACGATCTGCTCCAGGCTTGGATCGATGTCAGCCGGCGGCATGCAATAGAAGCGCGCCGGGCAGATGCGTCCTTCCTCGAACAGCTGGCGGAACGGTTGGGTTTGGGTGTTCATCCTTTCTGGCCTCCAGGCCGGTAGGTAAATGTCAGAGTTTCGCGCCGGGCAGCTGAGCGCTGATGATCTTGGCGCACTTCAGGCGCTGCTGCTTGGTTGCTGCTTCAAAGCCCAGCCAGGCATCGTCGGTGCTCGGGTCCATGTATCGGTCGAAGCGGCCGTTCAGGGTCATCACGCCCAGCGCGTAGCCTTTCGGGCCGGCCCAGGCTTCGAAGTCGGCGCGGGCGTCGCTGATGACCTCGATCAGGGCTGCGGGCATGTGGCTCGGGATCATGCTCATTGTGCACCCCCGAAGCTGACCCGGTTGCCTTCAATGGTCAGCGCGCTGCCGTCGGCGAAGGTGAACGAGTAGCGGCGCTCGGTGCGGTGGCCACGCATGCCGGTGCAGGCCTGCTGGGCAGCGACCATGATCGCACCGGCGCGCTGGTGAGTGCGGTGCAGCTGGCGGGCGATGGTGCTCATACCGCACCGCCTGGGAACGGGATGACCACCGACTTGCCGGCGCCGACGCTGCTCTCGCGGATCTGGTCCTTGGTCAGCAGCATGTGGGCCGGGATGTTGCGCGGCGTCGAGCCCAGCACCGCGTCACGGGCGCGGTAGTGGTTCCGTCCGATGGTGATGGCGATCAGCTTGCCGCTCGGGCCCCGGTACTCGGTGGCGCGGGTGGTGGTGGTATAGATGGTGCGCAGCAGGCCGTAGCGGATGTACGGGGCCAGCAGGCGGTCCAGCTCGGCCTGGCTGATGCTGACGATCGAGCTGGGGCGCTGTGGTTTGCTGTGGCCGGTGCATGGGGCGCTGACGGTGACCCACTGCATCGGCGCGCTGGGGCCATGGGCCCAGTCGGCAGGGTCGAAGGCCATAAGGCTGCGCATCTCGTCGGCGGTGATTTTGACCGGCGCGGCTGGGATGTAGTCGCCTTCGACCACGCGGCCGGCAGGGGTGATGCCGGTGAAGTCTGGGCCAGCGGTACCGGCGCCGTTGACGCGGGCCAGCTTGTGCAGGGTGACCTGCTTGCTGGTCAGCTTGGCTACGACGCGGCCGGTTGGTGCGGTGGTGGCTTCGCCGCCCAGGGTGACCATCAGGTCTTCGAGCTGGCTAATGATGCCGGACTGCTTCAGGCGGTCGATGGTGTTCTTGTCCATTTTGTTGCTCCCTGTGGTGTTCGGTATGGGAGCTATTGTGCCTGCATTGCTCAAATTTGATCAAGCACCCAATGATATCAAGTTGTTCTAAGCATATCCCGCCGCCCAGCAGTGCAGGCATAACGCCGTCACTGTGCCACCAGCTGCATATGGCGTGCCGACCCGCGCTGGCGGGCCCAGCTCCCCGCACCCCTGGCCACCCCATCGCCATGTCGGCGGTGCCACGACGGTCACCGATCACCTGGCAGACCGATTTTGGCCCGCAGGCGGCAGTTACCGGTTACAGGTTACTCCGCAGGGTAACCATGCTCAGAAACGATCACCCGCCCAACAACCACAGTAACTATAGAGGACCGAGACCACTCTCGGTTACGGTTACAGTTACCGCAGCAAGAGTAACCCGCAGGACCAATGATTCCGGGGGTTACCGGAAACGGGTTACCCACGGTTACCGTCTCAAAAATGATCAACCGCCCAGCAGGATCAGGCGGTAACCGGGGCGGTTACTTTTTGCGGTAACCGAGTAACCGTTTCCAAAACACAAAATATATATAAACACACCACACACACCCCGTAAGGGGAGATAACCCCTACGATGATCTATAGGGGGTTATATATATCTGGTTACTGGTTACTCTACCCTATTATTATTATTTATATTTGAGTAATAGAGTAATATATATAGGGGGATTTGAAGGGTAACCAGAGGGGTAACTGAGGGGTAACCGGGCCGGTTTTGACGGGTTACCGGTTACTGCCAGCACATCCAGCCCCACGAATGCTGGTCGGTTCCTCAAAAATCACGGGTTCACTCGGATCTACTCGCGATCCGACGAGCGGTATCACACAAGTTCTCCGGAAATACTTCCCGACCGGGCAAGTTGCCAGTATGATCCCGGCCATCAAGTTGCCGACGGGCGGTAGTGATGGACGCGCCAGGGATTACGTACTTCGAGCATGAGCTGATGCCAGGTAGGCCAATGTTCCGCTGCGACAGCATGCGGGCAGACCTCCAGGTCGAGAAATGCGCCGACATGTGGCGCGAAGCCAACGGCAAGAACCCTCCCGAGCGCCTGGCCAAGTGCCGCAACTGCCCCATCGGCGCAGCACATGCCGGAGAGGCCGAGTTCGAAGTCTCAACCCTGCGCGGCAGTGGCATCTGCTCACGCTGTCACCGCGGTGGCATGCGACTGGTCGGGGCCGACATCTGCGTCTCCTGCTGGAACCGAGCCCGCGAAGTCATCGTCGGCCGCAATGCCAAGGGCAAACCACCCAAGATCCACCCACCCATGGCCGCAAGAGCCATCACCGTCCGATCGGGCGGCGAGCTGATCACCATCAAGCGCGAGCACTCCATCGACACCATCGAGCTGGTCGTGGCCGGTCTGCGTGACTGCACACGGCAAGCGTTCTTCGGGTTCCATGCGGCTCGCGGGAAGATTCCTGTTCCAGTTCAGGGGGAGCTGTTCTGATGGAAAATTGCGCGAATTTTTCGGATCCGAGCGATCCGTCCCAAAGCGAGCTGGAAAAACGCGCGCGCGATATAGCCAACGAGCTGCACAGCGCAATCGACTGGCGCCTTGAGCCACACGTTTGCCGTCACTGCTTCGGCCGCCTGGTCTCCAGGCCGCTCCATGGCGATCTGCGCGAGTACCAGTGCACCAACTGCGAGGCCACGGCGCAGCACACCGACGCCACCCAGGCCTGCTGCTGCGGGATCCAGATCCGCAAGCGCAACGGTGCAGGGCGCTCCGGAGGGCCGATGGTTGACGCTGGCATCCGCTGCATCCCCAATCCCGAGAGAAGCCCAGCGTTCCCAGGTGCTTACGTCGCGTCGGAAGTGGTCAAAACCAAGCGCTGACCAGATGATTAATCTGGGGGTCAACGCGCTAAGTTGTTGATTTGTAAGGCGCTGGCAGACGCGCACTGATTTTAGGGCGCACATAGGGCGCAGTTACCGCAAACACCACCAGCATAACCGCCCAGCAAATCCGGTAAGCATTGATCAAAAACGAGTGATATACTCGGGGCTCACCCACCACCATGAGCGAAAGGACAATGACGCACACCACCGCGCCAGCACAACTGGCGAAGCGGGTCTACATCAGCGGCCCCATGAGCGGATTGCCGGAGTTCAACTACCCCGCCTTCCACGCCGCCGCTGCCGAACTGCGCACCTACGGCCTCCACGTCGAGAACCCTGCCGAGAGCCCCGAGCCCGAGTGCAAGAGCTGGCTCGGCTTCATGCGCTTGGCCGTCGCGCAACTGGCGACCTGTGACATCGTCGTCACGTTGCCCGGCTGGGAGAACTCTCGCGGCGCCAAGGTCGAGGTCGCGCTGGCCATCGGCCTGGGCCTTCTGGTCGTGCCGTTGCACGAGTACCTGCGCATCTTGGATACGGGGCTGAGCAAGCCCGCCGTCGTGACGGGAGGCTGCGTTGCATGAGCCTACAGAGCGCAGAGCAAGCGCCACGCTTCGCAACCCCCGGATTTTCAGCTTCGGACTGGGCGCGCTTTTCTGAGAAGCTGATCACCGTTCCAGAGGCTGGTTGCTGGATTTGGATGGGCGCTATCAAGTCGAATGGCTACGGCGACATTTGGCTCAACGGCAAGGTGACAGGCGCTCATCGCATGTCGCACCTGATGTTCAAAGGCCCAATCCCTGAAGGGTTCGACGTTTGCCATAAGTGCGATGTCCGTTGCTGCGTAAACCCAGATCACCTGTTTGTCGGGACGCGCTTCGACAACATGGCCGACTGCTCAGTCAAGGGCAGGATAGCTAAGCCAAGCAGCAAGCTGACCTACGACCAGGTGATCGCTATTCGGTCGTCTGATCTTAGGGTGTTTGAGCTGGCCGAGCTTTACGGCGTCTCCCAGAACATCATCAGCCGCGTTCGCAAGCGCAAGCACTATGGGCACGTGCAATGAACGCCTGCAGCTGGAAGCCCAGCACCGTCACCCTGGTCGACGGACGCCAGGTGCTCAGCGACAGCGAGGAATTCAGGGCTCAATGCGAGGCCATGCACTTCCTGGCGAAGGGCGTCACCAAGCGCCCCGAGATCCTGGCAGCGCTCCGGCAGAAGCGCGGCGACGCGAGCGCCGAGGCGGTGCAGGCTGCCATGAACGCCTGCGAGCCCGCCTACGTGCTGAGCCTGCCGAACAAGGCCCAGCGCAACGGATACCTCGACGACGTTGCGCGCCAGTACGGCCAGCACGCCGCCGACTGGCTCAAGAGCCGGGCAACAGACCTGCACAAGGCCCGCGCCAAAAGTACTGGCGCCGCGCCAGCCCAGTAGCGCATAATTGATCAATGCCGCCGTGGGCTGCACGGCAAATCAAGGGGGAAAGGAAGGTGGATATACTCATGTTGCTGGTTGGGCTAGCAGTTGGTGTTGCTGGCCTTCGTCTGATCGAGTTCAGCCGGCTGCCGCTTTGGCAGGGCCTGGCCGGGCTGGTCCTGCTGGGTATCGCTGATATGGCGATGGATCCTGGCATTGAAGCAATCAAAACCTGGATCAAGGCGGTGCTGGTATGAGCCGCCTCAAAGCGCTGTTCCGCAAGGCCTGGGATCTACTGGACGACGATCGCTTCTGGCTGATCCTTACGGGCATTGTGCTCGCGGTGGCCTTCATCGACTTCAAGGCCGGCGACTACGACCAGGCTGCATTCGACTTGGTCTTCGCCATCGTGCTCGGCGTGTCTGCCTGGTTCGGCCACGCCAACAAACTGCGCGAGGCCCGGGGATGATCGATCCAATCACCGTTTACGCGGCGGCAGGCGTGTCCTGGGCCGTGGTCGGCACCTATCGGGTTGGCACCGACTTGCGCAAAGCGCTGGCCGGCGAATCCACCGTCAAGCCATGGATGGGCCCTGAGCGCGCCAAGAAGCGCGAGGCTTCCGACGCTTCTCTGCGTCGAGCCGTTGCCGACCTCGACGAAGCGTGCGTGCCGCGAGCTTTCATCGGCGCGGCGTTCGCCGTCCTGTCCTTCGGGATCGCTGCGTTCCATGGAGCGATCTGGCCCTACGGCGTGGCCCGCATGATCTGGCGTCGCATGCGGAGGTCGGCATGATCCGCCTGGCGGCATTGGCCGCGATGGCGCTGGCGCTGGGCGGGTGCGACTACTCTCCGGAAATCCTGCGCAACAGCCCAGCCCAGCAGGTCGAGGACTTCGCAACCTGCAAGGCTGGCGGCATGGAGCCGTATCAAACCATGTACGGCGAGATCTTGTGCGCTCCGCCTAAGCCTGCTGGGGGTGCAAAGTGATCCGGGTTGCAGCGGTAGCCGCTGCCATCCTGATGCTGGGCGGGTGCGATGACGCCATCCACGACCAGCTGTTCGACCCGCCGAAGTCGAGTTCTACTCGCGACGCCGAGCGCATGCAGGCGAACCGCGAGAAGATGCGCAGCCATTTCACTCCAGACGGCGAGTTCAGGCGCGATATCAGGCGCATCGACTTCAAAAGCATGACCTTCAACACCGGCGTCAACATCGTCCACGACGATCAGCGCGCCGTGACCTGCTGGGTGTTTGCGGGCGCCAGCACCGGATCTTCCTGCCTGCCCGACTGGATGCTGACCGCGCCCAAGGGCGGGATGGCGGTGCGCCCATGAACGCCTACGAGTTCATGAGCGACAGCCCGTGGCTGACGTTCTTCCTGGCCAGCCTGATCGTGCACGGCGCAGGTGGCCTGCTGTTCCGCGCCTGGAACCGGCTGATGCGCCACCTGAACATCCGCAAACACGGCTGGCCGCCAGCCCACCTCGACGCCGATGGCGACTTCAAGCCTGAGCCCAAGGAGGCCAGCAAGTGACCGACGAACTCAACCTGAAACTGAACCTCAACGAGGACAACGCGGCCAAGGTGATCACCAAGGGGATCATCGGCGCATGGCGCCACGTGGCCGGCTGCATCCTGGGCGGTGTGATCGCCGTATTCTCGATCGTCGGGCTGGTTGATCAGCTCGCCCCGCGCGACAGCACAGACACCGCCACCGAGCGCAGCGGCATGACCCTGCGCACCGACGCGCTGACAGGCTGCCAGTACCTGGAGAGCCGCACCGGCTACCTCACGCCGCGCCTGGACAGCGACAAGATGATCATCTGCAACGAGGACTCGCTATGACCCTGGCCCTGCTGTTCGTCGCCTACCACCTGCATCGGTGGCCGAAGTGAAGCCCCGCCGCCTGCAGGTCTACTGCGTCACCGGCACGTGCTCGCACGCTTGGGTCAACGCCAGCAACGTGCGGGCGCGGCTCAATCGCCCGAGCAAGTGCACCGATGGTGACGCCCCCTACACCCGTGTGCGCTGGAAGTCGTGAGCACAAGGTAACCGCTCAACAGTAACCGAGCCGGCAACGCCGGCCCTGGAGCGTATGTGAACCTCCTCCGCCTGCTGGACATCATCGTCCCGCGCTTCATGACCGAAGACGCCGCCGCCGAAGCCCACTACTGCGACCACTGCAACGAACCGCACTACCAGCCGATCTGCTCGATGAAGGACATCGAACCCGGCGAGGTCTTCGACGGCATCGTCACCATGCGGTTCTTCAACCTGTTCGGCATGGCCCTGTTCGCCCGCTACGACATGAACAGCGTGCGCCCCTGGGTGAACCCGCACGACGCCAAGGTCTTCGACTGATGGCGACCGGTGACGAGATCAAGCAGGACCGGTCGGCCGACCGCGCCGAGCTGGGCGACCTGGTCGAGGAGTTTCTGCGCCAGGGCGGGCAGGTCACCCATCTGGACTGGGCGGGCAAGGTGGTCGACGGGCCAGTGCCAGCGCCGAAGCCGGCCCGCTCCTACGGCCGCAACTACGCCGACGCGCCTGCGCCGGCTTCCGCTCCCGCAGCCATTCCAGCAGAAACCCCAGCGATTGCTGAGCCAGCCCCCGTGCAGGTGGCGATCTCGCTCCCGCAGGTTCCTGGCGTCGTGTGCGTCGCTACCGAGCTGCGCAGCATCCGCCGGGAGGCCGCGCGCCTGCTGGCCAATTTGAACGCCGCTGCTCTCCGGGCAGCGTGATCCAGACAGCTAATCTGGGGGTCAGGCCGGTCAAACCATTGAGCGGCAAGGCTTCCGCCCAACTGAAAGTGACTTAGGGCGCGCATAGGGCGCACCCAGGAGAGAAAACCGTGAACAACCACCGTCCACCAGCCAGCTCGCCTGCCGATCCTGGCCTTGAGAAACACCGCAACCCCAACGGCACCTACGACGGCATCGGCGTCATGTCCGATCTGACCCGCCTGCCGCGCGACGAGATCCAGGCCATTGCCGAGCAGGTCAAGGCGAACCACGCCAAGCTGAAGGCCTGCGCCTACCACGACTTCGCCGAGCTGCCCGATGGCGAGGGTATGGCCGGCAGCCGTCCGCGCTACCGCTGCCAGCACTGCCAGGGCGAGATCGATGCCGTCGCCTACCGCTGGCACGAGCGCGGGCGCCGTCCGGCCAAGGTCAACCCCGAGCCGCCGGCCATGTCGATCACCTGGTACGACACGCCCGAGCAGGTCCACCGCGCCATGTGGGAGGAAGGCGCCATCGCCAACGGCATGACCTACGAGGAGATGATCGCCGAGAGCACCATCGTCGGCGAGGACTTCGAAGGCAACGAGCACGAGGTCACCCACGAGCAGGAGATGGCCAGCATCCGCACCCAGGGCTGCTGGGCGTTCGTCGACACCCGGGTGAACATGATCCACGCCTGGGCCGATCCCGAGGCCGACCGCGAGCTGGTGCTGCACATGCTGGCCCACGAGATCGGCCACATCACCGGCGCCGAGCACCCAGACCCGATTCAGGAGGAGATGCGCGCCGAGCAGTTCGGCCGCGTGGCGAAGATGGCCTACCAGCTGCTGGCCGCGAGGGTTCAGCCATGAGTCGGCCTGGATTCATCTGCGTAGGCGGCCCGCTCGATGGTAAGTTGATGCCGCAGCGGGACCGCGCGACCAGCTTCGAGGTCGTGGATGGGCCTGACCCGTCCAAGTTCGGGAGCTTCGATCCAGCTAAGGCTTCCGAGCCTTGCGACCTGGTCGTCAAGCACCACTGGTACACCCTGTGCGAGCACGACCTGCACGGGGCTGCCTGGGCGTACCAGTCATGAAGGTCGCTGTCGTCAACGTCGGCACCATCGGGCACGTCGACCACGGGCTGACCACGCTGAGCACAGCCCTGGCGCGCCTCGGGCATGACGTGCTGTCCATGACCTGGGACGACGTGGAGCGCGATACCCAGCGGGTCGATCTGGCGCTGCTCCCGACGCCATCGCCATACTGCGAGCCGGAGCACGTCCGGGCCAAGGATCCGCAGCGCAAGGCCGAGCGGAAGGCGCGCCTGCGTGCCGCCCAGCTGCGAGCGTTCGGGGGTGGCTCATGATCGAGACGATCTCCCGCTGCCTGGGCAAGGCCGAAGACGGTTCGCTCTGGTTCTGGTGCTCCGGCTGCAACATGCCTCACAGCCTGAACGTCGGGGCAGGCCCTGGCCCGCGCTGGGGCTACAACGGCAACGCCGAGGCACCGACCTTCACGCCGTCCGTGCTGTCGAGCTACCGGCAGGGCGACAAGGAGGTGGTCTGCCACTCCTTTGTGACCGACGGGCGCATCCAGTACCTGGGCGACTGCACGCACCAGCTGGCGAACCAGACGATCGACCTGCCGGACTGGGCCGCCAGCTGGGAGGCCTGGTGATCCTCATCGTCTGCGGTGGCCGCGACTTCGCCGATCGAGCGTTCCTGTTCGCGGCGCTCGACGCGGTGCACCGCAAGCGGCCGATCACCACCCTGGCCCAGGGCTGCTGCCCCACCGGCGCCGACGCGTTCGCTGTCGAGTGGGCGAAGGCCCGCGGCGTGCGCTGCATCGGCTTCCAGGCGAACTGGCGAGAGTTCGGCGCCTCGGCCGGGCCCAGGCGGAACCGGCAGATGCTCGACTATGGCGTCGACGGCGTGGTCGCCTTCCCTGGCAATCGCGGCACGGCCGACATGGTCCGCATCGCTCGGGCTGCTGGCGTCACCGTATGGAAACCAAAGGAGAAACAGAGATGAGCATGTTTTGGCCAAGCACCCCACGCGACCGGCTTCGGGTTCGCGTTCATCGCAAGGGCAGCGAGCGGCGCTTCAAGAGCTGTGCGCGTACAGTCCTGCTCAGCTCGCGCAAGGGCATCACGCAGACATCGCGGATGCTCAGCCGGCTGAATCCGCCCAGCACGCGCTTGCGGATGGCAGCCACCCGGCAAACCCGCGCTCGCCAGGACCGTTCGTTCCCGATCAGGCGCTGGAGCCGCATCGCCTACCCATAACCAGATACTAAATCTGGGGGTCAAGGTAGTTTCGCCCTGTAGGCACAGTGGTTTGTCCGTCGCGGCACACGGTTAGGGCGCAGATAGGGCGCAACACTTCAAAACATCGCTTGTTGGCTGGCCCGATAATCAATTATGATTGCCAGGCTTCAGCAGCATTCATGCCCGCATGGGCCAATAACGAGGAAATCAACCCGATGAGCAACGAAGCCGTAATCAACCTAACCGCCGCGCAGATCAAGGACTTCGACGAGATCGGCGCCGACAAGATCGCCATCGAAAACACGTTGAAGGTGGCGCTGCAGTTCCACTCGAACCGAGCTAACGAGATCAGCAAGCGTGAGCAGGCGCTGTGGAAAGAACTCGCCGAGATCCATGGCTTCGACCTGAACGTTGCTGGCGGGTACAAGCTCGACTACTCCGGTCCCGCCGTTCGCGTCGTCCGCAACATCGAAAAAGCACGCAACCAGTAACCTGACCCCGCGCCAAGGACGGCGCCCCATGGAGATACCAATGTGATCGACCTCGAACTGCAGAAATTCATTTCCCACGTGACCCGTTGGCACGCCCACCAGGTGGCCCAGCTGCAAAGCATCATCGACGCCCCGGCCGACACTCCGATCCACCTTGGCACTGGCGATGACGCCATCGTGCTCACTGGCGAGAAGGCCCAAGGCTTCCGCGCTGCCATCCACGTCGTGCTGTCGCTGATCGGCAAGCTGCCCTTCCACATCGAGACTGAAGGCGCCGATGAGGTCCCGGCCAGCTTGAAGGACGTGCCCGGCCTGCAGGTGATCGACACCACCACCGGCCTGCCAAAGGCCGAAGAATAACCCCACCACCAGCCGGCCTCCGGGCCGGCCCTTCACGCTACGTCACGCGTTCCCGCTGGCTTGCTCAAATTTGAGTCGTCATCTTCGGCGGCATGAGCACCAAGAAGCAACACGTCCCGCTGGCCCATGACCAGGCGCTGATCACCGAGCCCGACCCGGACAAGCCGTGGCTGGCGGTGTACTCCTACGCCCTGCGCGAGAACTCCCCGACGCTGCGATATGCGCGCTTCGCCACGAAGTACGAAGCCTGCGAGTGGGCCAAGAGGATCGCGCCTGGCTGGGTAGGCCGCAACATCATGGTGATGAAGGTCGAGGCCTGCTTCATCAACATCGGCGTAGTGATCAACTACGGGGTTGATGAGCCGGTGTACTCAGGGCCCGAAGAAGTCTTCTAGCCGTCGTGACAATAGCGTCTGGCCCATAGCAATCTGCCCATGGACCAATACCGTGTCTGACGACAACGATTTCGAAACCCGCATCGCCGCCGCGCGCATCCTGTACGAGGGTACGCACGGCATGAGCCTGGGCCAGCTGGCCGAGGTTTCCGGCATCCCCAAGCGCACCCTGCAGATCTACTCCCGCGACCAGAACTGGACCAAGCTGCTGGAGACCAAGCACGGCGGCGCGACCGATGAGGCCAAGGCCGCCGCGGCCATGTTCGCCGGCCAGGCTGTCGAGCAGGCCAAGGTCGAGGCGGACACCCAGGGCGTGCTCGATGAGAACTCGAAGGCGCTGACCGACCCGCTGCCGTCCGAGCGCGAAGCCCTGCTGGCGCGCCACAAGGAGGAGTGGAAGGTCCCGCGCGCGCTGTCCGCCCAGGCCATGAAGCTGGCGGCCACCAACCCCATGCAGGCCTTCGAGCGCGCCAAGCTGGCCAAGATCACCTCGGAGAACCTGACCCTGGTGCAGAACGGCGAGCGCAAGGCCTACGGCATCGACAAGGGCGTCGGTGACCACACCGTCGTGGTCGAGCGTACCTGACCATGAGCGACATGAAGCGCCTGATGGGCCTGGACGTCGATATCCCGCAGATCCAGCTGTGGCCGATCGAGCGCCTGGTCGCCTACCACAACAACTCCCGCACGCACTCGCCTGCCCAGGTCAAGCAGATCAAGGCGAGCCTGCTGGAATTCGGCTGGACCAACCCGATCCTGGCGGATGCCATGGGCACGGTGGCCGGTCACGGGCGCACCATGTCGGCCGCCGAGCTGTACCGCGAGGGCAAGCAGATCAAGTTCCCCAACGGTACGGCCATCCCGATCGGCTACGTGCCGGTGGTGGACTGCACCGGCTGGAGCGACGCCCAGCGCAAGGCCTACGTGATCGCCGACAACCAGCTCGCCCTGAACGCCGGCTGGGACTACGAGATCCTGGCCATCGAGCTTGGCGACCTGAAGGACGTCGGCTTCGACATGGACCTGGTCGGCTTCGACCCGGACGAGCTGGCCAAGATCCTGGGCGAGGACGTCGAGACCGAGCTGCCGGAGCTGCCAGCCGACGACAAGGACCCGTTCGAGAAGATGTCCTTCACCCTGCACGAGGAGCAGGTGGACGCGGTGAAGGACGCGCTTGACCTGGCCAAGTCCATGGGCCCGTTCATTGCCTCGCCGAACGAGAACAGCAACGGCAATGCCCTGGCGCGCATCTGCGAGATGTTCCTGATGCAGAACGGTGGTGGCGAGTGACCTCGGCGAAGGACATCGTGGTCAAGCCGATCACCAAGGCCGCTGCCGATGCCCTGGTGAAGCGGGTGCACTACAGCGGGGCCGTGGTGCTGAACAGCCAGCTGCACCTGGGCGTGTTCCTCGACGGCCGGCTCGAAGGCGCCATGCAGTTCGGCCCGCCGATCGACAAGCGCAAGGTGCAGGGCCTGGTCGAGGGCACGGCCTGGAACGGCTTCATCGAGCTGAACCGCATGGCCTTCAGCGAGCGCCTACCGCGCAACAGCGAGTCGCGGGCGATCGGCGTGGCGATGCGGCTGATCCGCAAGCACTACCCGCACCTGAGCTGGGTGCTGAGCTTCGCTGACGGCTCGCAGTGTGGTGACGGCACGATCTACCGTGCCTCGGGCTTCGTGCTCACCGGCATCAAGCCGAACCGCTCGGCCTGGCGGAATGACGACGGCCACGTGGTCAGTCGCATCACGATGGAGAAGGACAAGCACACCGTGCGCGGCAAGGCCGGCATGGCAGCGTACCGGGAGCTGGGCTACAAGCCGATCGAGGGCTTCCAGCTCCGGTACATCTACTTTCTGGACCGGTCTGCGCGCGAGCGGCTGACCGTACCGGAGATCCCGTTCGCCCAGATCGAGCAGGTCGGCGCCGGGATGTACAAGGGTGTTTCGCGTGGCAAGCAAGCGATGGCCGGGTCCACCGGCACAGCGGCGGGGTAGCACCGACCGCCACGCTCCAACTTCCTGCTCGCAGCTGCGGTCGTGAGCAGACCATTGCCTGGCACCCATCATGAGGGCCAGGCAATGCCATCCTCCCCCACCACGGTCGCCATCGGTGACCTTGATCCGCACAGCTGGGTCCGCTTCGCCGATGGCGAGGTCGGGGTTATCCACGACAAGGTCAGCCAGCCCGGGTACCAGAAGGTATGCGTGGAGGTGCCAGGTGCGCGGCGCCCCATACGCATTTTGGCGTTTGACATTCGCGTAGAGCACGTCATCGACCGCTGCCCAACACCGCGCCAGACTGCCCAATAATTGTGCAATTCAGCCGTGCCACCAGCCCTGTAATCTGGTGGCACGTATGCCCAAGCTTATGATTTCCTTAGTTTAGTTAGGCGGCTGACCGTTTTAGGGCGCACATAGGGCGCTGCTTGGTGCACTTTCATACGAACCTATGTTGTGGGCGATCGAATTTAGCCGTCCAGACCTTGGCGCCGTCCCCTGAATTAAACATCCCCCAAATGTCTATATGAGTCTCACTTTACCGGCGTAGGCGAGCAGGTCTAAGAGCCCCCGCGCTCACCGAAAAGTGAGCGAAGACTCTTTTGCTTACGGAGTGTGAAGGTGTCGGTTTTCGAATTAACCGAAGGCTCGACCAGCTCAGCTAAGCGTTTGGGTCCGGTTTCTGTGCTCCGGATCGAAACGACTGGGTATGAGCGGGTTCTGCTGACTGAGCCCATCGTCTGGATACGTCTCGATCGACCAATTATCAGCTTCGATACGATTGACGGTAAAAGGCTGCCGGAAAAGCGGTGGGAGATTGGCTCTGTGTGTTTCCAGCCTGCTGGAACCGAGTTGAATTGTTCCCCAAGCCCCTATTCCAATGGAACAGCCATACGCCTTCACGGCGACCTGCTTGAGCGTGCCGCTGGCGGCATTGTCCCGTTCGAACGGCTCGACCTCGTGTACTCGGATATCACCGACGCGGCGGTCTTCGCGTACTCGAATGCACTCAGCGCAATGGCCCTGGCGCCCGATATTGGCGAGTGGCCGCTTCTGGTCGACTCCGCCGCCATGTCCCTGGGCGTGTCTGTTGTCCGGAAGCTGGCCGAGGCTGGCGGCATGCAGGCGATCAGTCAGCACTCCCCAATGTGCGACCTGCGCATGCGTCGCGTGTGCGAGTACGTCGAGGCGAACCTATCCAAGCGCATCGGCCTGCAGGACCTGGCCGACGTGGCGGCGCTTAGCCAGTACCACTTCAGCCGCCAATTCACCGAGAAGGCTGGCATCTCGCCGCTGCGCTACGTGATGGCGCGCCGAGTCGAGCTGGCCAAGCGTGAGCTGCTGCGGCCTGGCGCATCCATTGCCGAGGTCGCCTACGCCTGCGGGTTCAGCGGCCAGAGCCACTTCACCACGGCGTTCAAGGCCGCCGTAGGCACCACCCCTGGGGAGTACCGGCGAGCCAATGGCATCAGCTCGCTGGCGGCCTAAGCTGCGCGCGGGGCGATGCTGTCGTAGGCGTTCGCCCTGCGCGCCTCCTCCAGGTCGAAGGCGGCCTGCAGGTGCAGCCAGTAGCCCTCGCTGGTGCCGAAGTAGCGCGATAGCCTGATGTCGGTGTCGGCGCTGATGGCCCGGGCCCCGCGCACGATCTCCCCGACGCGCGTGGCTGGGACGCCAAGCGCTGTCGCCAGGGCGTTCTTGGTCAGCCCCATCGGCTCGATGAAGTCCTCCAGCAGGATCTCGCCCGGGTGCACGTTGTCGATGCGCTCGCCGGTGATGACGTCTGGGTTCGGGACGTAGGTCATGCTGCCCTCCTGTCAGTGGTAGTCGGTGATCTCGACGTCGAGGGCGTGCCCCTCGTGCCAGTGGAAGCACAGGCGCCACTGGCTGTTGATCCTGATGCTGTGCTGGCCGGCCCGCTCGTGCTTCAGGGCCTCCAGACGGTTGGCCGGCGGAATGCGCAGGTCGTCAAGGCGCTGGGCCGCGTCGAGCTGGCGGAGCTTGCGCAGCGCCGCTTTGTGGATGTCGAGCGGCAGGCGCCTGACCACGTACCCGTTGAAGACCGCTTCCGTCGCGTCATCCTTGAAGCTCTTGATCATGCGCCCCGCCTGGTTCGACTCCATATAACGCGTCGCGTCATATGACGCAAGGCGTTAGGTCGTTGCGGCGTGCCGTGCAAAATACTGTTGATCAAATAAGATTAACGGGTGCATAATCGCTGCATCAACCAACAACAGCAGTCGTTGACTGCGTAGGGAAAGGAAGTGGAAGGAAAATTACAAGTCGTGCCTGGAACCCAGCTCGACACGTATCGCAAGCTGGTTCAGGTCCTGATGGATCCGCCAATTGACCTAAGCGCAATTGAACCCAGCATTGAGCCAAGCGATTCCGCCAACATCGAGAAAATTGCCCGCCGCCTGGTCGCATGCTGGAACGCCTGCGAGGGCATCAGCACCGACGACATCGAATCGGTCAGCAAGAACACCGGGCCGCTGCTGGCGAACAAGCTGGCCGAGGTCGATGCCCTGCGGATCATGGCCACCCAGCGCGACGAGCTGCTGGCGGCGCTGCAATCCATCGCTGACTACGCCAAGCGCGACGGCGACATCATCGCCCAGCATCTGGGCGGTATCGCGAAAGCTGCCATCTTCGCCGCCCAGCCCACCACCGGCCCGACCATCGCCGAGCTGCAGGAGGCCGGCCACCTACCGGCGGCTGAGCCTTCCGCCGAGCACTTCACCAGCATCACCAAGGGCGGAACCTACGAGAAACTGGGCGCGATCCGTGGCGCTGGCCAGCTCAAGGGCCTGGCCGGCATCGCCTACCGCGACGTCGCCACCGGTGGCCTGTTCATCCGCACGCCGGAATGCTTCGCGGCGCGCATGAAGAAGGTCGAGCAGGGTGAAGGGGGTGCTGCATGACCCTCCCAGCCAACCTGCTCCACACCATCAACGCCAAGATGCACGAGGGCCAGTGCCCTACCGCTGGCAGCCTGGGCGAGTGCGCAGCCATCCACGATCTGGCGCCAGAGGTCGGGTTGCACATGGCCATGCTCTACATCTGGGACAACGAGTTCAACGACTCGGCCAAGGTGGCGAGCTGGTTCCACGAGGCCGGCGCCGAAGGCGTCACCGTCTCGCACACCCTGTTCAGCGATGACAACGAGGACCGCGACGGCAAGACCAGCACCGGCTGCCGCGAGTGGACCGTGTTCTTCCGGATGGCTGGGGGTGCGGTATGAGCATCCCTGTCGGCGCCACCCACAAGCTGCGCGGCGAGTTCTACCGGGAAGACTTCGACAGCTGGCACAGGTTGGTCGAAGGCCAATGGGTCGAAGTCGACCAGCGTAGCTGGGACTTCGTTACCCGCCATGCTGCGCCGATCACCGGTGCGATGCGCGAGGCCGTTGCTGCGGCTGAAGCGCAGGCCGAAAACCCGCTGGTCACCGCCCTGCGCGGCTGCATCAACGTCATGGAGCGCGACCTGAACGGCCTGGCCGTCATCCAGCCCGAGCTGCGGCAGGCGCGTGAAGCGCTGGCGGCCGCGGAAGATTGGCCTTGGCCGGATGCCGAGGTCCAGGCCTGGACCGGCGAGGGCCCACCGCCGGTGGGGATGGCGTGTGAGTTCCGCAAGTTCAGCCAGGATGCCGTGGAACCGTGGATTTCTGGAACGGTGCAATACCTGAGCGAACACACCGCGGTCCTAACCAACTCTGCAGGCGGCGAGCACGTACATCACCCGCGCACAATTGAATTCCGCCCCATTCGCACGCCCGAGCAGATCGCAGCGGAGAAGCTGAAGCAGGACGCAATTACCTTGTTCGGCGTC